TACATACAGCTGATAAACGTGGAGACAGGCGAAAAGGTTGTGATCGGGAATATTGGAGGTGAGGAAGGATGAGCGTATTTGATGACCCCGACATGAAGCGTGAAGAAATTATCTGCTATATCATTTCTATCTGCGATTTGGCCAGATTAGGGGCAAAGGTGATAAAGCATAACAATTGCAACAACTGTAAGAAAAAGGACTGTGAATATCGCCCTGAATGGGGTGATTCGGTGCGGTGGAATTGTCCGCTGTGGAAAGGCGGTGATGGAGAGTGAAGCTGATTGATATGGATGCGGCGATTGAAGCGCTGACTGAATACGGAAACGGACGAGCAGTATACATCGGTGTGGAAGAAGCGGTTAGACGAATTGAGCAGTTGCCGTCCGCACAGTTAGAACCGTCAATTCCTTTGTCGTGGTTTGATGTACAGATTGAAAGGCTTAAAGGTTTGGACAATGCATTCGCAACTTTAACAGCAATGCAGATTTTGGGAATGGTGAAGAAATGGAGTGATGAACAGGATGGATAATATGATTTACAGACAGCAGGCGATTGATGAAATTACCGAGTATGGATTTGGGGATACCATCTACATGAGCGTTGCCGAATTAAAGAGACGGATTGAGCATTTTCCATCCATTCAGCCAGACATCATTCTCTGTCCTGACTGCCGTTACAACGACGGCACAGCCTACTGCGAACTGCATTTCAGAGACGTCAAGGCAAAGGACTATTGCTCATGGGCAGAAAGGAGAAAGAATGCAAATAACGATTGATCTGTTATCTCTGGTTATAGGATTGGTATTCGGTTGTGGTCTTATGGGATTGATAATGGCGATTACTTATTTTGATGATAAATGGGATACGGCATTTGGCGCAGGCTGGAAATGCGGGAGCGAATATCGTGAAAAGGAGCAAAAAAAATAATGGATGATTTAATCAGCAGACAGCAGGCGATTGATGCTTTGGACTGTATCAATGGAGCAGAGGAAGTTTTGAGAGCCTTGCCGTCCGCACAGCCAGAACAGCGGTGGATCCCGTGCGGTGAGAGACTGCCAGAAGTCGGTAAAGGGGTCTTGCTGACAACTACATTCCCAACGGTGATAATCGGATGGCTGAAAAGCGATGGAAAATGGATGATTTATGAAAACGACGGAAATTCTTTTCAGGATTATATTATCGCATGGATGCCTTTACCAGAACCATATCAGGAAGGAGAGCAGAAATGATGAAGTGGGAAGCAGAAGAAAAAGGTTACAGTTGCAATGATTGCGGTTTGGCAATGTCTAACTGCCATGACAAAAGCATCTGTTGCGATGACGAAACAGGACTGTGTGACTGGTTTGAAGAGATTCTAAAGGATGGTGAGCGGGATGGTGTCAATAACGTGTCCTTGTGCCGAATGTAAGTACAACGGCAAAGGAAATAAATGCAAGGCAAGGGCAATTAAACTTACATACCGCAATATGGTCACAGTAAACGAGGGTAGAGTTGATATGTGGGTATGTGATAGATATGAATTGTCTGAACTTGCGATACAAATTGATAAAATGTTTAAAGATTATCCACAAGAACAGTTTTGAGGTGACGGAATGAGTGAACTGAATTTTTACTGGCGTATGGGAGACTATGCGCTGGAAGCATGTCCTAAACGTCTTGTCAAACTTGAACCAGACGACCAGAACGAGACGATTGACCTTGTAAAATATTACCAGTATCAGGGGCATGAGTGTAAGTACAGTATCGGATATTTCTACTACAATTCTCATGAACCGTGCTGGGAACTGAAGTTTGTCGGTGGTCGTTTTAAAGAACTTCTTGAAACGGATGTGGTGGCAGTTTTTAAGATGCTTAAGGCTGCATATGACACACTTGAAGAATGGAGTTTAAGAGGAGAGGAAGAATGAAAACAGCAATAGCAAAACCTTTATCCGCTGTCATAATCATCATATCCTTTATCGTGCTTTTTTTCAGCCGTAACGATGTGGCGATTGCTATAAGTGGATTGATGTTTCTTGTGGGAGTGATCGTGCTGCTGGCAACGACAGTCATTGACATGGTGGAAGGATGGTGAACAGAAATGAACAAATGCAATATCTGCCAGAACGAAATCAACTACGTCGAAGGCGGAGCGGCACTGATGATGGCCTTTGTTCGTGGACATACGACAAACCTTATCAATGTCGGTGTATGCGAAACCTGCTACAAAATTTTTATGGACACACCGATGAAGATGCTTAACGAGAAATGTATGCTGAATATCAACTTCGGAGATGAGGATGGTGAGCCGGAATGATGAAAGCATATATCGGGAGCGACAGGAACGGTGATGAGGGAACTGCAATTGTTGTCTTTGCAGAATCCGCAGGAAAGGCAAAAGCCTATGTCGCAGGTACAGACACATTCTGCGAATATGGTTTCACCGGGATCAGGATAAACAGGTGTGCAGCACTCGATCCATACTACAAAGGCAGGAGAGAAATGGACTGGTCTAACATGGAAGACCGTGTTGCGATGGTTCGGTATGCTGACTTTGAGTGTTCCTCAGAGATGGATTGGGGACAGCTGTGACTGCGAATACTGCGATGCAAGAAAGTGGTGTGGCCGGTACGAAATGATGACGGAGAGGTGAGCTGTTCGGAATTTCCGAACAGTTAATGTTCCTGATTTTGGGAAGGTGTCAAGGAGTGAGGTGAGCGAATGAAAGTCGAAGCAGGGAAAATATATCCGGGAAGCAGAAAGGTCAAGGGTGCATTGCCTTGTAAAAACTGTGGCATAAATCCAGTAATGGAAGTGTGGAAAAGCGGCAAAATGACCTATGCGATCAGATGCAATAACATGTATAGATCAGATGATTGTGACAACGGATTTAATCGTTCTAAATGTAACAATCTCGAAGAAGCAATACGGCGATGGAATGAATGGGTTGCGGAAAAAACGGTTTGATACGCTCCGGATTTCCGGAAGGTGTCAAGGGGAAGGAGAGAAGAATTGAATCTGTTAAAAGCGTTTATTTGTCTGTTCTTGGGACACGATATTGATCCGGATGAAAGCATCGTGAGCGGTGTTATGAAGGACAAGCGCAACTGGTTGTGTCAATGTCACCGATGCGGACTTTATGAGATGCACGACGGGGCAATCAGCGGTATGAGCGTAGTCCTTACAAAGCGAGAGGCATATAAGGTGAAAAAAGACATTGAATATCAAATTGCAGAAATCGAAAGGATCATGAGCATGAAAGGAGATGTACATGAAACAGGTACAGGAAGAACATCTCTGCCGGGACATTCGTCGGATAGCACAGGGGATTGAGAGGATCGCCGGCGCGCTTGAGAAGCTGGCAGCCAAAAACGGGAGTATCGAGGCGCTGAAAGAGCGGGCCGAGAGAACAGAGGACGATTTGAAATGAGCAATACCGAGAGATTGTATGAGCTCCCGAAGCTCCGGCACAGGCTGAGGGAGCTGCAGGGAGAAATAGACGACCTGAGACTGCAGGCTGAGTGCATCGGGTCTGTGAGACCGAAGGAAAGGGTCCAGACTTCTCCCGACCTGTCAGCGAGGTTTGAGGATACAATCGCTGAGCGGGCAGAGCTGGAGGAGCAGTACCAGAAGCTGTATGAGGAATACATGGACAAGACCGATGAGGTGCAGACCATGATAACACGGCTGTACGATCCGGAGCTGGACGCTGAGAAGATGTACCGGATCCGGATGATCCTGACCCTGCGGTATATCTTTGATCAGGACTGGAGGCACATAGCCATACAGCTGGGGACATCGCTGAGGCATACGTACCGGCTGAAGAACGTGGGGCTGGATATGCTGGACGCTCTTGACGATGTCACTCGCTTCTGCTAAAATTGCTATGATAGAAAAAGTGTGAAAGCACCTATCAACAAAAGGCATCCTTAACCGGGTGCCTTTTTTTATGCGATCAATAAGCGGATTGCCAGAGCCTGCGGTTTTTGCAAATTTTCCCGTCATAGCCTTCCCTCCTTTCGCGTTTTGTTTGTCAGCTGTAGTAGTCAGTCTGTGAAGGTAAGGCTCTGGTATTGCGCCGCGTTTTGGAGATACATATGATCTGGAAACGCTGTCCCCGGTGTGGCAAACGTATCCCCGAAGGTACCCAGTGTGAGGACTGCAAGCGGAAGAGGGACAAAGCCCGGGACCGCTACTACGACAAGCACATCCGAAACAAGGACGCCAAAGCCTACTATGCTTCAGAGGAGTGGAGGATAGCAAGGGAGCTGGCACTGGACAGGGCTGATGGTATCTGCCAGTGGACGCTGGCGACTGAGGGAAGAGTCGAGGCCGCTGAGGATGTCCATCACATCATACCCCTGAGAGAGGACTGGGACAGGCGGTCCGACCCCGGAAACCTGATCGCGCTGTCGCATTCGTCGCACGCGCACATAGAGTATATATATAAGCATGGCGAACGCGAGAAAATTCAGAAAAAACTTTTTGAAATCTTGAAATCGTCTGACAGCTGACCCCGAGGGGCCATGAAAAAGTTTCTCCTGAGCTGCCAGGACCGCGTGATCCAGGTTAGATTTTGCAAAAATCCCAATATTTTTCAAACAGTCAGAAAGGAGGCGGGTTATGCCGAGATCTCGGAAGGTTGTCTCCCTGCAGACACGACATAACACAAAAGCCGAAACGGAAGCCCGCC